CTTGGATTCATCAACACGCAGAATCCATAGCATCCTCTAAAAATAATTATATTCAAATTCCTTCCATAGTTCTTTCAACCTTAACTGGTGCTACAAGTATTTCAGCAAATGCTTTATTTGGTGACCAATATGGTGCTACTGCTGGGAAAGTTCTTGGATTTGTTAGTATTGGAATTGGGATTCTTAATACTTTGGGAAATTATTTTGCGTTTGCTCGTAAAAGTGAAGCACACCATATTGCTTACCTACATTATTCCAAACTTTTCTCGTGGATTAGTGTAGAATTAGCATTGCCACGTGAAGAAAGAATGAGTGCCGAAGAAATGCTTAAATCTTTAAGAAGGGACATGGAAAGATTAGCAGAGACAACACCATTACCACCTGACGATTTATTAAAAGAGTTTGCTGTAAAATTCAAAAGTGAAGATGTCTCTAAACCTGCCGAGACAAATGGACTTGCGAAAATCCAAATTTATAGAAACGAATTAGCAAGTCCTAATTCATCACTTAAAATTGCTATTCCTGAAAGTCCAAAAGAATAACTATAAAATCAAAGTAATACATAAATGCTCCAATTAAAAACTTTTAAGAATGGTGTTAGGGCATACCTTAACGGAGTTCCATTAAGTCGCAAACCTGTGCGATTAGAAAGGGCAGTCCAGCAAAGAAATGCTATTCTTAAAGGTGGTTCGGCAGATGAAATTAAAGGTTATTCTTTAAGCGAAGATGACATCAAGCAAATTATTCCAACTCTAAAAATTATGTCTTACCCACAATTGTTAGAACACGACAATATTGACGATGTATTAGATGAGAAAGGCAGATTAATGCTTCTTTATTTAACGGAAGATGAAAGCACAGGGCATTGGGTTTGTCTGCTTAAAAGAGGTAATAAAATTGAATATTTTGACCCTTACGGAAATTATAAACCTGATGAAGAAAAGGAATGGTTGACAAAAGAAAAGCAAGAACAATTTGGTCAAGACACAGACCATTTAACTGAATTATTGGGGAGTTCAGGGTATAAGGTTGTATACAGCAAAGCACCTTTTCAAGAAGACAAACAAGACATAAATACTTGCGGAAGACATTGTGCTACGAGATTATATTTTAAGCATTTGTCTCTTCCTCAATACACGCAAATGGTTAAGGATTCAGGAATGAGTCCAGATGATTTTGTAAGTGCCTTTACCTTTAATATGATGCGAAAGTAAAGATTGGAAATTTTACTCACTTAATAATAAATGCTCTCTCAGTCAAGTTCCGTTATTAGAAGTGGAAATTCAGCAGGAGACCCTGACTACCTCTATTACACCGCTTCAATCATCAATAACTCTACGGACACTACGCATCAAGCGGATGACCCACCTATTACTTACCAAGACACTCGTAGTAATCCTATTCTTGCTGATGCGTCGCAGTATGTAGTGTCTGTTGAAGATTTTAAACTGGATGGCAGTGGAACAACTCTACCCATTTTTATTCCTGAAATCCAAAGTGACCCTTCTTATTCTGCTACTACCACAATCACCGAAACCTTCGCACAAGTGAATCCTAAAATACCTGTAATGAATTCAACCCCATTAATTATGATTTCAGTTCCTCCAAATCAACAAAGTCCAGCAACTTCTGCTCCGTATTTAGATTTGTCATTTAAAAATTCTATTATTGGTAATTCATCTGATTACCTTTTTTCTGCTTCTGCTGGAACTTACAATTACGTATTAGTTGAAGACAATGTGTCAGGTCAATCCTTTTTTGGTTATATTCAAAGCATTACAATGTCGCTTGGGTATATGACAATAGTAGTTAGATTCTACCAGTATGACAACGTCCAGTTAGATTCTTTTGGTGACCCTGTCGCAATTCAATCCCAAAATTGGAATATTACAATCACAGACCCTGAACCTCCAAATACTTATACGATTACCACTACACAAGCAATTACCTACAATGCCCTTAAAGCAGGAGTAGTTCCCCCAGCAAATACTTCTACCATTACTTCGGTTGCGACTTATGATGAAAGTTCACCATTAACGAATACATACCCTCATTTAGTAAGCACTTCTACGCAGTTATATTACCCATACATTAATGACACAATCTATTCAGTCACATTTACAAACACAATTAAACCTACGGCATTAACACCATCTACTACGCTTCAAAGCACAAGATTTATTCAGTGGAGTCCTGAAAATAAAGAAAGTTGGGTTGCCGTTCCCACAATTGCTTACCCACAGCAACCAAGTTCTTATTACTATTGCTATTCTATGGATTGGTTTGTGTCTCTCCTAAATGCTGCTCTTGCTATGGCGTGGACTGATGTTAAGAATTATTGCTACAATCAAGGTATTAATATGGGAACTAAAATACCATTTTTCCAGTATGACCCAAACACGAAGAAATTTAGTATTCTGGAAGACGCATTAAGTTGTTGGTATGCTGGAACTTGCGAATCAATTGGAAGTTCTAATCTTGCTACTGCTAATCCGACAGACCCTTCTACTGCTGCGAATGTATATTCCTTTTTTGGTGCTCCTGGAAGTGTAAGCAATCTTGAATACGCAAACCAAGAAACTTCTTCCGTTGGAATGAATACCAATCTTGCCAGTTTAATTTCAAATCTACCCACAAAGTATTTTGGAGCAAATCAAGAATTTGGAGCAAGTGGAATTAGATTTTCAAGTCCAAGTGGACAAGAAACTCCTGCTAATGCCGTAGTGGAATCTTCCGTGGCACTTTATTACCCTGAGGTGCTTATTGTTCCTATACCTCAACCAGTTAGAAATACTCCTTCATCAGTGGTTCATCCCTATGATTTAGAATCACTTTGGACTGGTGGAACATATACTTTTCCTACAACTAACGTAGCACCAACGTCAATGGTAGTAACTCCTCAATATTTTAGATGCGAAGAAACCGCAGAGAAGTCAATCTCATCCGTATGGTCCCCAATTCAATCTATTGTTTTTACAACTAACCAAATTCCTATTAGAACTGAATATAGTTCAAGCATTATTCCTTTTGGCACTGGCAATCTTGGATTCACGAATGCTTCAAGTGGTAATTTTTATAGAATTTTGATTGAGACCCCTGTTGATGAAATAGACGCAGATTATTGGCGAGGTCTCATTAAATATACACCTGCTACTCCAAAAGTTTCTGCCTTGTCGCCTTCGCATGAAGCATTAAGTAATCTTGATTTACGAGTTTTTTGGAGAAATCGTCTAACCAATGATTTAGTCCCCCTGACAATTCCTAACCAAGGTTCAGCAAGTATTCGCCTTCTTTTCAAACGCAGAGGTATACTCGATTAATTCGGCGTGTCCGTTTTAATTTAAAAATTTCCCTTTCTAATAATAAATGTCCACTTCCGAAGTTTCCAAGGTTGCCGTAGTAGACCCTCGTATTGTTCAACAGCGTCCTTCCTATGCGGTGGAAAAAGGTGCTTTGTCCCTAACGAACACAACTTACTCTGCCATCGCAAACTCATCTGCTTCTCAAACTTTTAACATCCAAGTGCCTTCTGAGAATGTTTTCGTAGACAGAGCAGTTGACTGGGTAAACACGGTAAGTGCTGTAATTAGTTTTACCCTTTCTGCTGCCCCTGCTGCTGGTGTTCCTCTCCTAATTCCAGGAGTAGATTTTTCCCTTGCTCCTTTCCCTACTACGCAATGTGTTAATACGATGTCCGCCACTATTAACGATTCTACCGTAACCATTAACACGAGTGATGTTCTACCCCAAATTCTTCGTCTTTCTGACATGGCATCTGCTCGTAAGCAACGCACTTGCCCTACTATGCTTGACCGCCAATACCGAGTAACTCAAAGTGGTTCTAACACGCAAGGAGCACTTGCTGGTAACGGAGTAGTTCTTGCTACAACACAGGCAACTGCCCTTTCTTCCCCAGTTGGTTCTTATGCTGATGCCTTCTCTGCTGCGGAAGTTCCCAATGGTGCTTGGGCGGGACTTGTAGTTCTACCTCCTACGGTAGGTTCAGGACAGCAATACACAATTGACGCTGCGAGTGGTCTACCTCTTTCTCTCAATCATGTTGGTCCTTATAACATTAACGTCCAATGGACTACTACGGAAAAACTTGTGCTACCTCCGTTTATTTTTGGAGATGAATATGAACTTTCTACTGGTCTTTTTGGTGTTCAAAACATTCAACTAACGGTAAACATGCTTCCTACTCCCACTCGTGCTCTTCGTATTTCTGACCTTTCAAGCGGAACTCTTGGTGCCTACACTGCTGCTGGTGTAACGGTAGCGTTTTCTCAGGTAGGTAGTTCTCCCTTTGCTTCTCCTCGCCTACAAGTTCAATTCCTAACTCCCCCTATTGAAGTTGACCTTCCTGCCAAATCAGTAGTGCCTTGGATGGAATTTCCTCGGTATATTTCCCCTTCTCAACTTGCTCTTGCTGGAAGTGCGGTTACTCCTGTGGCGAATCTTCTTCAATCCCAAACTATTACTCTCCCTTCCATTCCTGACCTACTAATGATTTATGTAAAACCCCAGTCATATTCATCTGCGAGCGTTGGTGATTGGGTAATGCCTGTGTCTCAAATTTCCGTGAACTTCGACAACTTTTCAGGTCTCCTTGCTTCTCACACCCAGCAAGAACTATACAAGATGTCTTTTATGAATGGTGTAGACATGGACTGGTCAACTTGGAGTGGTTCTGCTTGGGGAACTGCTGGAAAGGTTACAACGGTAGGTGGTCCTCTTGTGCTTCGTCCTGGACGTGATTTCCCCCTACAAAGCGGACAGGCACCTGGACTCGTAGGCAACTTCACCTTCCAATTCAGCGGAACTTGGCTGAACTCAACTCCCTATGGTGCTCTCCCTACTGATTATGTAAGCATCTATGTAGTTGCGGTAAATAGTGGTTTCTTCGAGACCATCAAGGGTTCTTCTCGCATCATCAAGGGTATTCTCACGGAGACGGACATTCTTGGTGCTTCTCAGGTTGCTGCCCCTGATTCTCTTGCTCGTATGGTTGGTTCTGCCAAACCCAAACTTGGAATGACGAAGAAGCAT